ATACCCATGTTTAAGTCTACATTTTCTGAAGATGCATATCAAGCTAGTCAAGCAGCATTAAAATCTGACCCTAATTTTTTAACACAAACAAAAAGTGGATTAGCATTCACGGGTCTTGATGACATTACTAATAGAGAAGAAGCTATTATGTCATCTCTAGCTGAAAAAATACCAGGTATTGGTAGGGCTATTAGAGGTACTAATAGAGGCTATACCACATTCCTTAATACATTACGTTCTAAAACATTTAACCTTATGTATGATGCTTCTAAAAAAGCTGATATGAACATATCGCCGGACCAAATATCTAAATTTATTAATGAGGCTACTGGTCGAGGTGATTTGAAATTAGACCTAAGTAAAATTGGACATGGTGATTATAAGTTAGGTAAGATTGACCAGGAAGAGAATGCGGTAATGTGGAATAATATATTCTTTAGTCCACGATTTATATCATCACGTCTTAAGATGCTGGGTCAGGGTGGTAAAGCTATTGTTGATTTACCCAAAGCCGCATTAGGTTTTAAGAATGCTGATGCAGCTATACAGAAGGAATATATTAAATCACTAGTAGCTACTACAGCATATTGGGCTACTGGTGTAGGATTAGCTAAATCTCTCGGCGCAGATGTTACAATGGACCCATCTAGTTCTGATTTTGGTAAGATTGTAGTAGGTAATACTAGAATAGATACGACAGCAGGATTACAGCCATTCATTCGTGTTACTTATCAATTACTATCTGGTACTAAAACTGCACCTATGAATGATGGTAGACCTGGTAGAACTAAAAATTTAGGTGAGGGATTTAAAGCTGAGACCAAACTGGATGTAGCAGCTAATTTCGTGCGTAATAAAATGGCTCCTATACCAGGTGCTATTATAGATTTCGCACGTAATCGTACACCAGTTGGTAAACCTGCTCGTAAGGAAATGAAACGATTTGGTACAGATTTTAGTTCTTTTAGTAAAGCAGGTAGTAGTATTCATGAGACATCAAAGAATTATTTTCTAGAAGCTATTACACCTAACATGATAACAACAATGAAGGACCTTTATAGAGAAGACCCTTCATTGTTTAGTGGATTCGCTGGTGTAGGCGCACTATTTGGTGAAAGCGTACAAGTATTTGATGAATATGAACCTAGTGCATCACGCTCAAGAACTAGGAGGCGTACTAGAGCTGCTTACTAATTTCTTTAATTCATTTCTGAAATTAATAACAGCCTGACCAAATATACGCATTAATGCACCATAATTCATATTAGCATCAATGAATATTTGTATGGCATATATATGCTCATCATCATCTATTAGATAACATACATATCCGTGTTCTACCTTCATTCTATCTTCATTTATCTTAATGCCAATAGGAAACAATACATTCGCATTTGATGATTCATATAGCTTAACCTGATGAGTAACTGCTAATTCCTTTAAGTATATTTCTGCTGTTTGATATGTCATTTCTTAAACATCCTTGTTAAAACAAATGCTATGTCATTACGATTCAGTTTAGTAATTAATTCTAATCGTTTAATCCTTCTCTTTAGTGCATTAATGTTGCGTATAGTTGTGTCATTCGGATTTTTCTTTTTCATTTAGCTAATACCTTCCTTCTTTTACTTTTAGTTGAATAACTAGGATTCTGACATATTTCAGTTTTTCTACAGACAAAATCTTTTACAGTACTATCATAAATCAGTTCGGCCTCGTACTGTCTAACACCACATTTCGCACATTTATATATAGCTCGTCCCATATAATTATTCAACCCCTTCAATAAATGATATTGGTGCATTAAGTTTTATTACCGCATCGAATATATAACCACCTATAATTTCAGGATTAGGATTATATCCAACAGTTCCGCTATCACCCCAATTACCATCATAACGCCAACCAAAACGAACAGTTAACCAATGTGTTTTATCTCTCCTAACTGCTATTGAAATATGTTGTCTACCATTAGGTGCTTCTGCTGTCTCTATCCATATACCGCCAATTTTCTCTACACTCTTTACAGGTTTAGTAGTTGACTTGAAGGATAAACCTGATTGAATTTGACCAGCAAATTTACCTAGTGAACCACCTACACGTTTATCAGTACCAGCATTTACATAACCTAAATCTGCAGCAGTTTTTCCATTGACATAATTAAATGATAGTATCAATGATAGCAATTCTCTAATAGTCATTTTAACCTTGTCCCTTCTGTTTTTCTTTACTAAGCATATCATTAATATGTTCAGTTAAGGCAGCATCTAATCTTTTACGGATTAATTCCTTAATTAACTCTTTAGTTTCATCACTAAAAATTTGTTTATCTACTTCATTAAGTATTTCACCATGTTTTTCATGAATTGCTTTGTCAACAGTAGTTCTTAGTGCGTATGATACTGTTTCATTTAAATATCTACTAATATTTCTCTCTAAATGAAGTGTATATTCAGCAATAGTAATTGTTAATGTTGAATCTTTTTGGTCTCTATATGTATCAATTTTCATAATTAACCCTGTCCTTTTTTAGCAGCGTGCCATGCTTTTAATTCTTCTACTTGTTTGTCATTCATAACATACATTACAGTATTACCCCAATTTTCTATTGTTATAGTGCCAGCATCAAACAAGGCACCTATAAGCGCAACGAAATCTTCAGTAACATTATAATGCATCCAAAACTTTTTCATTGCCACATCTTTACTAATGGCATGTGGGTCACGATTAAGTAATTCCTCTATCATTAAGTTTTTAAGTTGTAGATTAGTAGCTGCTCCTTTCTTACCCATTGTAGTTCTTCTTACGTTACCAATGAGTGTTTCGCATTGCTTAACTGCTTCTACCATAGTTGGCATATCTATTACTAATTCAGGTGACTGACTCATTGATAAAAGCATGGCTACTTTTAATACGCTTTCCCCGAACCTTTGTATTGTACCGGTATCATCACGTATTCGCTGAGTACGTATAGTATTATAGAAATCCATATACCACTCGTGATAAAACTTACCTGCCGGAGTACCAGCTAATGATTGGAATGGACCTTTTAATGCTGAGAGATTTCTAAGCCAATCAGCTAGTTTTGCTTTATCTGGAACTCGTTTTAACTTCTCGATTAATGGATTGAAATTAGCTGTTTCTCTCTCAGCAATAACAAACATACGACCAATAAACCCACCATGAACATCCTTAAGACCAATAAAATCGTCAAAATGTGCTTCATTAGTTGCAACCAACAATGTAAGGACCGGGTCTTTAAGAGTGAACTGCTCCATTTTAAGTAGTGATTTCCAGTCATCTTCATTCCAATTCCTATCATACAAATCAGTTAAGATAGTCATAGCAGCTCTATCTTCTACTATAGATGATGTGAATTCACTAGATGCTATAAATGCTGCTGACTTATTAACTATCTTACCACCAGGCAAACTATATGATGTGCCCATCTCTTTCAACATGCCTTGTATACTACTTCTACCAGATATAATTCTAGGCATATGAGGACAGGCTTTCCTCACTAAGTTTTTAGCTAATGCAACAGGTGGTCCTTTCTTTAATCCTGACTCAGCATGTAGCATCACATAGATGTTTGGATATGTATTATAAAATGTGGCATCGCTACCTTCCATTTCGCCGCGAGGCAACCACACGTTGTCCATTACTACAGCCGATATACAGGCTAAAGCAGACCAATACCAAAAGTTTCTAAGGGGACTCTAGTTCAGCAGTAGAATCCATTACTTCCTGGACAAAATTAAACATAGAGGGATTAGTCACCCCCCTTAAGATACTTTATGGCAGATTCCAATAAAGTTGGACTATTAAGGTGTCCAATACCTAAATTACAACCATTACATAATAAACCACGTACTTTTTTTGTTTCATGACAATGGTCTACATGTAGTATACCATGAGGATGTTCTGATTCTTTCTCAAAATATTCCTGACAAATCTTACATTTACCTTCTTGTTCTTTATATAGCTCATAATAATCTTCAAGGGTAAGTCCAAGTCTTTTCAACCTATCTACACGATTTTTTTCTACAGTATTTCTTTTCTTATAATATTTGGACATACATACTTTACATTCATGTGTATGTCCCATAAAGTAATTCAAATTGACATGATATTCCTCTAAATCTTTCCATTCATTACATATTCTACATTTTCTTTCAATTTTGTTATTAGATACTCTTATTCTATCTAATAAAGTTCTATCAGGTGGATTCATTTGAGAAAGTTATCTATGCTCTTCAATAAATCATGAACGAGGGGATATTTTTTATGGCTAATATATTGATGATTTAATACTAGTTGTAATTGTTCTGCTGTCTGTTTATCTATGACTATTTCGTTATCATATGTAAAAGGTCTACCACAATCATCACATATATCTTTTTTGAAATCATCATTCATATTTATACTTCCTAAACTCCTGATAATTATCACCTATCTCTACTTCTGATGGTATGATTAATGGACTTCTTGGTAATGAGCAATCACTAAAATCAATAGGCCGCTCCATTTCTGTTCTCATAATGGGAACGTATAATTTCGTTTCATTAATAGGCACCATAAAAGTTAAACTGTCATGCGACTCGACAATGATTCTAACTCCGGATATTTCCTTTTTAATTCGTAGAGCGGCGTTTTTTGTATTATCACTAACACTTCTTTGGGGAATATAACTAAATGCTTGACGAAATAATTCATCTCCGTGTCTTTCAAAAAATGTACGGACTGGTGCCCTTTTACTATCAACTCCATACGGTATAGCCGCCCGTAATTGACGGCGGTTTTTATCGAGCGCTTCAATGACACCATTTTGAAATACTTTCTTAATACTAGGCTGTTTAGCATGGAATATTTGTAATGCCATTTCTGCATCTGATTCTTTAATCTCTACAGGTATCTTATATTTTCTTGCTTGTGTATTGACTTCTATCATTGCACGTTTAGCTTTAGCACCTAAATGGCCTGCATGTCGTAATGTTTTGCCTAAGAAACGATTAGGATGTTCATAACCTAACTTTTTCTTAGACCAATCATCTTCAGTACCACCTACGAACCATGATGCTGTTAAGGCATGTAAGTCATGATTATCGAATAGAGATAAATCTTCATTAGCTAGTTTGAATATTACTCGTGCTTCTGCTTGCGAACTATCTATATTGATAAGACAATAACCTTTATCAGGTACATACATACTTCTAACATCTTGTCCTATATCACCATGTTTAGTCATGGTCTGAAATGCAGTACCTATTGATTTTTCTTTTTGCTTACCACTTGTTGCATCTTTATAATGTAGAGTAGGACGAATAGGTGCTTCTAGTAATCCTGTTGATGTTCTACCCGTATCTAAACATAGATAGTATGTGGACTTCATTTTACCATCAAAATCTGGTAGAGCCATGAGATAGTTGCCGATTGTTTTTTCAACGCGCCGAGCATCTAATACGTTACTTATACCCTTCTTTTGATTATCTTTCTTAACTATATTATATAATGCAGTTAATACTTCTTCACCTGTACCTACTCTATCAGGACAATTAAGATGGTCATATAAGAAATGTCTTACTTGTTTCCATGATTGACAATTAATATCTTGACCACCCGCTAAATAAAATCTATCGACTGCTAGTTGCTCAGACCATTTAATATATTTACGTAATAGAAATTCTCTTTTTTCCTCGTCTACATAGAAACCTTCATTCTCTATACCCATATATAAATCATGTAGCTTCATTATGTAGTTTTCATAGTAATCTCGCATCTCTAACTTATCTATGTCAGGGTCCATAGCTAAATCTATTTCTTTTGTAACACAAGAATCACGTGAACAACCGATGAATAAATCTTGTATCGAACCTTCGTACATTCCTTCATTTTTATAGAACGGTTCAAGAGTATACGTACTGGTATTGAAGGCGAGATTCTTTGGTAATTCAGGATTAATGGCAAAGGCTTTAAGCATGGTATCTGAACAAAGCCTTTTAATAATGAATCCAAGTCGCTTAATTTTATCTTGGTCATACTTAAAATTTTGACCTACTATTTCATTTTCTGCCAATAACTTAGCAGTAAGATACCACATTTGAGCAAGGTCACTACTAGGAATATTACTAATACCACTCGAATTCCATAAAGGAACAGTGGCACCTTCATTAGGATTAAAAGAAAAACCAATGCAAATAGGAATACCAGAACCATCTGGATGAGCCTCTATATCTACTGCTGGCTTATCATTTTTCTTATTACGGTCTATGAAATCTTGTAATTGAGCAGATGACGTGCATACATATAAATTTCTTGATGGTAAATTTATTTCAGGAAATGTAGATTGTTCCTTACATCTTTTTAAGTCATGAACCATTACCTGTCTATTCCAATAACCACCACCACCATCGCCACCTTGATGTAAAAGAAATGCTGGATGGTATGTACCTATTACTTTCTTACCCATACCTAATAGTATAGAACCACGATAATCTTCTATTATACCCTCACCTGCTGGCTTGTATTTAGGCTTACCATCATCTTTATAACCTTTAATAGATTTAAGACCTGTCATTGCCCATAAAGCTGTGCCACCTAAACATATGACTAGATTAAGATTAGGTAATTGATATAACTCATTTCTTAATTCATTTATCTGTTTGTCCATGTCTATGTTAACTGACATAGTACGATTAAGAAATGGTATCTTCTTACCACTTTTACTATTAGGTGGTATCATGAACTTACAGGCATTAGTTAGCCAGCATTCATTACGATTAATACCAGCATCCTTAAGTAATCTATCTAATTCTCTACCACTAGGCCCGATGAAGGGTTTTAAACCAATTTCTTCTTCATATGACGGGCTTTCGCCTATTATAGCAATACGTGCATAAGCATTCCCCGAACCCGGAACATATATGTTCATTTGTTTTCAATAGGTTCGGTAATACCATCTCTACGCAATAATGCTTGTGATTCTTTAGTACAGCATACTCGTGCAAATATTTTATTACCGTCATCAAATATTTCTATTATATTTTGTAATCTATTTAAGCCCATTTCTAAATGACAAGTAACACAACATTGACCAGCAAAATCTTTACATGTTAATATCATAATTAATCACCTAATAGTTGACAACCTACCGCACGTCTACCCTTTTCTGTTTCAGTAAATTCAAATACTACTGATACTGCTGCATTCTTTGCAAGCATTAATTTTAAATCATGCCACTTCTCGAATAGTTCTGATTCATGCAGAAAATAATCTTTACCATCATCTCCTTTAATGAAACAGAAATTACGCATTACACCGTCTTTACTAGGAATTGAATGAATTTTACCGTTCATTTGTTAGTCTCCTCTTTACGTGCTTTAATAGTATCTTTAGGTGGTATAGTTACATCTTGCTCATAAATAGAACCATCTGATAATGTCCATTTAATACGTACTGTTTCAGTTTCGTATACTGATATAGGACGTATGATTCTAAACATTACTTAGACCTCATCATTTTTAACGCACTGTTTCTACTTATACATTCATTAACTTCTGGAATGTCATGTATAGCTCTAGCAAGTTTTAAATTTTCTGCTGTTTGTCCTACTGATAGCTTTAACATGCGAGCTGTTTTTCTGACAGTCCATTTATTATTACCACCTAGCATATGTAGATGGATAATCTCTAATAATAGACACTTATTACGCCACTTCTTTTCAGTTTTGAATTGATTAGCTATGTCTATTATTAATGACATCATTCATATGTAACAGCAATGCATGGACGATTATGTGATTATTCTAAGGGTGCAATTAATCGTTGTAAATAAAGCGTGATAGTTACTAAATCTTCTTGTATCTGTTGTAGTTTTAGGTCTATTTCATCTTTGGCTATAGCCGATTGAATTTGACGTAAATTTCTTATTTTAATATCTTCTAATTTATTCCAAGCTTCAAATTTATTATACATATATCACCTATTAATTATTAAAGGTGGGTACGGCCCTACTAATTAATCTCGTAAGATACATAGCAGGACCGTACCCTATGTTAAAGATGACACAATTCGCCACTGAGAGGCATATTACTTATCATATAAGGTGATTGAATTTCCATGACCCTATATGAACACGATATTAGCGCTAGGTTATAGCTTACTAACGTCTATAACTTTAGCACGCTGTTATGATACGCATATAAACATATCATAACTATCGTGACAGTTACTTATTGTCTGCGTCATCCTCAACATCAGTTGCATTTTCATCTTCATCATCAGTTGCATCAATATCATTACCTGATGCATCATCTTCTTTAAAATCAATCTCAGGTGTTTTCTTAACTTCTTTTTCATCAACCATTTGAAATCTCCCTATATGTTTATTAAAAAAGTGGTGCTTAGGGCATTTATCAATCCTAAGTTTCAAGCATCCATTAGCGGGGCATTACATCTTACATTATCCGCCCAGACACCACATGTATTACCTACGCTGTTACAGACGATTCACGAGGCAAACGATACTTGTGATTGATACGATTAACCGTCCTGCCTTCAAACGGTGCATTTTCAATGAAAACATCCAGCTCTTTACCTACTGCATTGTTCTCATCAAATCTACTACCAGCTTTAACTTCTTGTCCAAGCGCCTTAAAGAAATCAGCCATAAAGCCAATAGCTTTAGAATTGAAATTCCAATATGGCGTGGGAACACCAGCAAATGCATCGGAACCATTATCCGCATTAGAAATAATAGTACCTTCATACTTGTAATTCGTACTATCGCCCTTAGCTGATACTGCTTTCTCCAATGAATCAATTTTTACACGATACCATGCTGGTTCAACAACTGTGCCGCGTTTAATATCACGGTCTGTAAATTCAATCATGATTTTTTACACCTTTTTGGTATTTTAGAAACGAGTGATAGGTTTTTGTTCTATCAATTTCTTGATAGCTGGTTGAATGAAATCCACATATAGTGGTCTGTTATTGAATACAATCTCCTTTGTTAATGGTAAACAAGTACGTGCGAAATCATCTCCTGTATGTTGAGTTACACAAGCATATTCACCCTCCTTTGAAGTATCTATTGCACCCTTAACATTGAAGTGATAAACTTCTTCGCAATATGCAGGTATCTTTGCGCTGATAGCTTTACCACCTGTAACAATAATTCGGGCAAAATGTGTGTTTTGTGCTTTATCTTCAGGTGTACGCGTGCCAATAACGTGAGCAACAAATATAATGTTCACGTTAAAGAATAATTTAATATCTTCTAGTATAGCTGTAATTTCTGTAAATGCAGCTGCTTCTGCTTTATAATCTTCTAATCCATCAACTTCAATACCGCCTATTTTCTTACCCTTTTCAGA